GTCCTCGATCCAATGGAAGGCCAGCTTGCCCGAGCCGATCTGCGCCGTGCGCTTCACCGGGGTCCCCGGAGGGATCACCTCCGAGCCGGGATGCGGGCGCGGGTCCCAGGCGTCGAGGCCCGTCGGCTCGAAGATGTGCGTGGCCCGGAACGGCTTCTGCCGCTCCTTGGGCGGCGGCGGCCGGCGGTCATTCCACTGCGGCAGCGGCACGTCGGACATCGTGACCTCCGATCAGTCGTCGACGACAGCCGGCGAGAGCCGCATGGTGCGCTGACCCGAGCGGATGACCTCCTCGTACTCGATGGTGGCGTAGTCGGCGAAGGAGCCGTGGGCGAACTCGTTGAGGAAGGTCGGAGCCTCCACCCAGGCCGCCGAGCCGACGTGGGCGCGCTCGGCCATCGTCTCCTCGGCGTACTTGAACTGCACCTCACGGTTGTTGTGGCTCGGCCGGCCGGGCGCCGACATGAAGCCGTCGGCCATCCCCCGCTGGAAGTCGTTGGGGACGTCGGTGTCAGTGGCGACACCCTCCTCGAAGCGCAGCGGGCCGCGGCCGCCGGGGACGTTCGGCCCCATCTTGCGCTCGTACTGGTAGGTCGGCTTCTCGGGGAAACCGGGGGTCGGTGCGATACCCATAGTGGCGCCTCCTTTTCGCGTGATACTACCCAGGGGGACCGAGCCGACTGCGTGAAGCCCAGCTCGGCATAGCGATGACTCGCTGCTGCGGGAATTCTTTTCCCTGGTTCATCTGGGTGAAGACCGAATTCTGCGCACGGTATTCAGCGGCCACGGCGGGAATAGCTGCGTGGCTGAAGAGCTGGCGGTGAGAGTGGTAGGCGGCCTCCTCGCCGTGCCGGCTGAAACCCCGGCCGCTCGCCAGGTGCCCGAAGATGTCGTGGACGAAGCGGTTCTTGTCGTTCTGCTCGTCGGTGAGGTAGGGATGACCGCCGGTCGCCGCCGTCGACAGAACCTTGAGCCGGCCGTTCTGCTCGATGTCGGTCAGGGCCTCATGAGGGCTGCGGTAGGGGTCCTGGTCACTGACCTCCATCTTGATCCCGAGGTTCTCGGTGATGTGGCGGTGCTGATCCTCGACGTCGTTGGCGAAGGCGTCCCAGGCCCGCCGGGCCATGTGGGTGTTGGCCGGCGCCGTCAGGTAGTGCTCACCGACCCGCTGGGCGAGCTGAGGATCGGCCTGGACGCCCTCCAGGCCCTCTGTGCGGTAATCCTGGCCGCGGGCGGTGGCGTAGGCCCTGGCGCCGAAGCGGAGCTGGGAGACGATCGGATGGACAGGCTCAGGCTCGAACGAGAGCGCCTGCTGGCCCTCGGTGCCGCCCAGGGCGAAGTGGTCGTCTCGGCCGGCGTCCATCAGAACGCCCAGCCCCACAGTTCCCGCACCCGGCGCCAGGCGTCAAGGAGCGTGACCATCAGGCCGACCACGGCGTAGATCCAAGCCCACATCACTCGAACCTCATCCCCGGCGGCAGCCGGTAGCCCTCGGGCGGGTCGATGTAGAACTTCGCCTTCGGCTCGCTCACCAGCGGGGTCTTACCGGGGCGCTTCTTCTTGGACTCGGCGGCGGCCTTCCACATGTCCCCGCCCTCGTCCCCGCCAAGGCCGGCGTGCCTCCCCTTGGAGTAGGCCGTCCCACCACCCCAGTCGGCGTACTTCAATTGGGTCTGCTTCTGCGCCTCCGTATTCCGCGCCCAGTTCGTCACCAGCGGGTGCTCGCGCATCTCATGCTGGATCTCCAGCTCGGCGTCCGCGCCCTGGCCGTGCCCATCGCGAGCTGAGGCCCACGCACCGAACGCCTCTTCACTCCGACCCATCAGTGGACGTGCCTGTGATCGTCATCGTCGCCTTGGGCGTGCCAGAGAGCGTGGGACCGAGCCAGGTGTGGCATGTACTTGAGATCGTCGGATTCGACCTGATGGTCTTCGATGATGTGGCGCTTCAGCTCGGTCTTGTTCTTCGGGCCGTTGTCGGTCCAGCCTTTGCCCTCCATGGTGTGGGGCGCCGTGCCGTAGGGACCCTTCATCAGCTCATCGTTTTCGTGGTCGTACCGGGCTTCCTTCTCCTTGCCCTGCCGGCGCTCGGTTTTGGCCTGCTCGATCCCGCCCACGATCATGTCATAGGCCGCCCTGGTCGGCGGGAGGTGCTGCGCCCGGTGTTCATGGAGCTGCCGGCCACAGCCCGGCGACTGGCACTGCTTGCTCTGCGGCAGGTCCGGCTCATGAAACCCGAGGCCAGGATCTTGGCTGTAGAAGGGGTGGTCGGTGACCTTGTCGGAGAGGTCGATGTCCACCGGGGCCGGCTTGAAATCGCCGTAGGCGCCGCCTTGGAATTCAGCGCTGCGGCCCATCAGTTTCTCCTTATGCGGGACCAGGGATCAGGGTCTTCGTAGGCCGATTGTCTATAGGCCGAGATCCCAAAATCCTTGCCGATCTGCCGGCGGTCAGGCTTACCGAAGTCCTTGGGGTACTCGCCTCCCGTCTCCTGGGTAAGCCGGGCGTCGGCGGCCCTCGGATGCTCACCCAGCGCCTGGCCGAGCGCCTCCACAGCACTGTGCCCCTCGGGCACCTGTTCCAGCTTGGAATAGTGGCCGGTGCTGCCGTCGTCGTTCCGGTAGCTCTGCATGCTGACGCGCAGCTCGTCGTGGTGCAGCGACATGGCGCCGCCACCGTTGGGAATTCCGAATTGGAGGTGGTGCAGCGCCCGCTCGTTGTAGGGCTTCTGCTCCCACGGCGTCATCTCGACCCGGTGCTCCCGATGGACCGGGTACTGCTCGTTCCACTCGTTGTTCAGCCGGCGGATGCGGCCGTAGTGCGTCTCGCCCTCCTGCTCGCCGGCCCTGATGGCGACGTCGCGCGCCAGCGCCTCATGGGCTGAGAGATTCGCCTCACCGGTCTTCTCCGGGTCCTTCAAGACATCCGAGAGCTTCGGCATGTCCCGCACGGCCGGGTGCTGCCGGAATATCCGCTCCCGCTTCCAGTACCGCTCGGGGTTCTTCTTTGGCTTTTCATCAGCCATAGCGGCGACGCTCCTCGTAGAAGGGAGCTGTGCTCACCTCGACGGTGGGCATGGTCATCTCCTTGGTCAGCACGCAGGCCAAGGCCAGGCTATCTGCGAAGTCGTCGTGCGCCTCCGCTTCCTCGGGGGCGCGGGCCAGCAGGTGCGGTCCCTCATAGTGCTTCTCCAGGTCCTGCATCTGCTGCATGAAGCGCTGATGCACCTTGGTCCGGCGGGCGCGGGCCGAGCCGGGCCAGACAACCATGCGGCGCTGGATCAGCTCCATGAGGTGCTTCCAGCGCTCGGACTGGTCGGGCCGGTTCGATCGCAGGGCGTGGACTTCCGCCCGGGGGATCAGCCGCTTCAACCGCTCGGCGACGGCATCGCCCACGCCCTGCGAATCAACCCCGATCCCGAGCACGTCGTAGTACTGCAAGAAATTGCAGATCTGGAAGTACTGCTCCTCCCAGTCATCGCCGTGCAGCTCCAGCCAGTTCAGGATGCGGTGCTCGTAAAAGCCGAATTCATCGGGCCGGTCCCAGTCCACCCAGACCACTGTCACCACGGTCGAGTCGATGCGTCGCGCTGGGTCGATACCCACCAGCACCGGGGACTTGAACCAGCTCTTGACCAAGTCCATCTTGGTGTCGGACAGCTCTTCCATGACCGACTGCGTCACGAACATGCCTCGTTCGAGGAGCCATTCGAGGGCGTAGCTCAGACGGAATTCGTCACTGTCCTCGCCCAGGCGCTGCAATTCCTTGGTGACGTATTTCCGGTAGTTGGGGTTGTACCGGGCGCACGCCTTCCAGTCGTATTCGAAATGGTTCTGCTTGGCGCCCCGCTTCGTCTGCCGGCGCTTGTTGAGCTGGATGGCCTTGTAGAAGTCGCCCTTCTTCACGTCCGGCGTCCCGAGCTTCACCAGGGAGGCGTTGTAGTAGGCGCCCATGGGGTGGATCGATTTCCGCACGACGTGCTCGTCAGCGTGCTGGGCCTCGTCGACGATCAGCAGGTGGTAGGACTTCGATTCGATCTTGGCCCTCGGGTGGGCCGTCTGCATGCGGCAGAACGAGCCGGACTTCTTGAGCTTGACGAGCTTGCCCTTGCCCTCGGGGTATTCGTTCAGCTCGGGGTCGAGCAGGAGGTCCATGGCATGCTCAGACGTGAGCCGGCTGACGGTACGGCTGAAGATGGTGTCGGCCTGCTCGTCGGTCGGGGCGAAAATACCGACCCAGAATCCCCGGCGGAATTTCTTCAGGTTCTCGAAGTCGGGGAACTGCTCGGCCAGGCGGGGCAGTAGCACCAGCAAGGCGGCCACGACGTCGGCCACCGTCTCTGACTTGCCGGACTGCCGGCTCATCAGGATGGTGACTTCCTCGCCGTCATTGGTGAGGACGGACTCGATCATCCGGCGGGCGGGAGCGATCTGATAGGGGTGCAGTTCATGCCCCACCAGCAGGTGCATGAATTCGACGATCCCGTCGATCAGCTTGTCGACGAACGCCTGCATTTTCGGAGCGACGTGCTCCGGTTCCTCGTCGAATTCCTCGAGTTCGCCCTGCTCGGTGACGCTCATGGGCGCCAGGGTACCCTTGGATTACCGGAGCGCAAAGGAGCACACCTTGGCCGACAATTTGGTCCTCCCCTACGTGCGGGCACGGTATTTCAACGCCACGAACGGCCGGAAAATAGACCTGATCGTTATTCACGACATGGAGGCGCCCGAGACGAATGACCGGGCCGAGGTCGTCGCCCGGTGGTTCGCCGGCTCGACGTCCCCCCAGGCCAGCGCCCACTACTGCGTCGACGACGACTCGATCGTGCAGTGCGTGCTCGACAAGGACATCGCCTGGCATGCCCCCGGCGCCAACAGCAACGGCATCGGCATCGAGCACGCCGGCTACGCCGCCCAGCGGACCGACCAGTGGGCCGACGCCTACAGCTCGGCCGAGCTGGACCTCAGCGCCAAGCTCACCCGCATGCTCTGCGAGAAGTACCAGATCCCCGTCGAGTACGTCGACGTCGCCGGCCTCAAGGCCGGGCGGCGCGGGATCACGACCCACCTCAACGTGAGCCTGGCCTTCAAGAAGTCGGACCACTCCGACCCCGGCCCGAATTTCCCCATGGCCCACTACATCGAACTGGTCCGAGGCACGCCGCCTGCGGCGTCGCCGGCCGCACAGGAGGTCAAGCTGGTGGTCAACGCTCCCGTCGTCACCGTGCTGGCGCACCCGGCCTGGAATGGCGGCTACATCGAGGTCGGGGCCGACGGCGGCACCTTCGCCTTCGGCGCCCCGAGCTACGGCAGCCTGGGCAACGTCCAGCTCTCCGCTCCGATCGTCGACGCTGACGTCTCGCCCGACGGCGCCGGCTACGTGCTCCTGGGCGCCGACGGCGCCGTCTACGCCTTCGGGGACATGCCCTTCGAGGGCGGCCACGGCCCCGAGGCCGAGAACGCCGCCTTCGTCGCCATCAAGGTGACGCCCTCGGGCCAGGGGTACATGCTCATCGGGCGCGACGGCGGTGTCTTCACCTACGGCGACGCCATCTTCAAGGGAGCCGTCCAATACTCGGGGGCCTGATCCTGGCAGCCGGCAGCTTCGATCCGACCCAGACCCTCATCGGCGGGGCCGGCGTCGCCGGGGTCTGGGTGCTCACGTTCATCACGGCGCAGATCTATTCGGCCAAGACCGTCGATCATGAACGCGTCGAGCACGCCGCCACACTGGCCCGGATCACGGCGACCATGGAAGCCGAGCGCCTCCGGGTGGAAGCCGAGGCCGCCCGCCGGCAGGCGATGATCGATACGCTGCTGGCCGTCTATCACAACGAGATCCTGCCCGTCCTCGGGGACTACGAGAAAAAACTCGCCCCGGCGCTCGCCCATGTCGAAGATGTCCTGAAGAAGATGGAGTGGATCATCAATGAGTACGAGCAGCGTGGGAGGCGTCGTGGGCTTCTGGCCGAAGAGGAAGAGCGCTCCGGTCGACGTCGAGAGGATGCACGTCCCTCCTACCGAGACAGCGGACGTGACTCTGACTACGGCGATCGAGGTCGCCTCGGTGAAGGCCCAGGCCCAGTCGATGGCCCGTCGTCTCAAGGCGGCACTCGATGACATCTACGGTGATGTCGAGGAGCTAGAGCACATCGTGGACAAGCTCCCCGAGGAGGATGGGGATGATGTACGAGGGGCCGGACCGCCGGCAGTCACCTGACATACGAGCTGAGCTGATCGCTGTAGCTACCGGCCTGGAATCGATGGCTACGGCCGTCGAGACGAATCTCTCCGAGGCTCGGCTGACCGCCATCGTCGCCAATGAGCAGAAGCGCGACCGCTGGAAGATCGTCACGCCGATCCTGGTCGGCGTAATTCTCGCCATCATTATCGGTTTTTCCAACCACCAGCAGAACAACGACGTGAGCACCGTGGCCGGCTACGTGCGGCACTGTCTCCAGCATCCCGAGAAGCTGTCATCGGCGCAGAAGGCGGCCGAGTGCGGGAACACCAGCGGCGGGCAGGCGTTCTTCGTGACCTATCTGAATTGCGCCCTCAAGCAGCCGGTCCCTCTGAGGACCGATGAGTACCTCAATGCGTGCGTCCAGAAAGGCATCGCCGCCACTGGTGGGAAGTAGCCTCGGGCTTGATGGCCGACACAATGGGTAACGGTCCGAGCATGAGCGATCTCGCCCGCCGAGTTCAGCGCGTCGAGGATCGTATTGATGAGCGGACTGCCACCGTGGACATGGTTCGGTCGGTCGAGAAGAACTGTGTCGATCGGATCGCTGCGACGGAGAGGCTCCAGGAAGCCCGGGAGCTGACCATGGTCGCAAGCCATCAGGCCATGGAAGCCAGGATCGGAAAGCTCGAAGCCTCGAATTCGAAGCTGACCTTCATGCTCATCACGGCCTTCCTGACGATGCTCGTTTCGATCATCATGCAGATCCTCAATTCAGCCGGGGGGCACCTACACCCATGACAACCACGCCGAATGACCCCACCGACGAGGATCGAGAGATCCCGGTACCGGTAGCTCCTCTGCCGCCGGAAGATCTCATTGAGAAGACCGTCGAACGGGCGGCTACGAAAGTAGCGGGTGCAGTGACCACTAATACAGCTCGACATGCTCACCCCGTCGGAATGGCCCTCCTGATCGCCAATGTCATCCTCGTCGGCGCCCTGTTCTTCGTCCGGGCCAATGACCGCCGGGTGATCCTGCGCGGCAACGAGATCGTCCGGGCCGGCGTGGGCTGCCTCCTGGCCGATCTCGATGACCACCGCCACACCAACCAGGGCGCCCACGATCAGATCGCCGCCAATCTCCACGTCAAGATCGACCAGCCGGACATCATCCCGCTGACCAAGGATCAGGCGCAGGTGCTCAAGCAGCTCTGCGACGAATTCGTGAAGGCGGGCGCCAACAGCCTCCAGCATTACGGCAAGAAGGGAGACACAGGACCCAATGAAGCCAGCCCTGAACCGCGGCCTCCGCAAGCTGGGCCGTGACCTGCTCCAGGTAATCGCAGCCGGCGGGGCCACGGCCGTCGTCGCCCTGATCACCGGCCACCTCCATCCCGAGGTCGCCGTCATCGTCGCCTTCGCCTTCAAGCTCCTGATGGTCTTCGCCCAGAACACCCTGGAGACGAACGGCTCCATCCCGGTCATCCTCCCGTCACCCGGCCTGGTGACCACCACGACCGGCGGCCTGGTGGGTAAGGCCGTCGGCACGGTAGACACCGTCGTCCAGGGAGCTGGGGCGACCGTGGCTGGCGTGGGGGCGACCGCAGCCGCTGCCACCCAGGTGGTGGGCGCCGTCGTCGACACCGCCGGCCAGGTGGTCGGCAACGTAACGGGAGCTGTGGGCGGGCTGTTGGGGGACGTGGAAAATCTCGGCGGCCTCTGATACACAGAGGGCCTCACAATTCGAGGCACTGGGGGATTGGACAATGACAAGGCGTACCCTGAGCACCCTTGCAGTCACAGCTCTCCTGCTGGCGCCGGCAGCGCCGGCCTGGGCCGACCGCTACGACCGCGACCGCGGCCGGGACTGCGACTGGAACGGCCATTGCCAGGACGACAGCTACGGCGGCCAGGGCAACCGCAACCGCCAGGACCGACACCAGGGCCACGACGACAACCACAAGTCGTTCAGCCCTGACCTGAAGGACAGCCCGGTCACGATCTGCATGCCCGGCTCGACCTGCAACTTCGACGGGAACGGCCAGCCGAAGAAGGGCGACGACGGGCAGGGCCAGCAGCCCAGCTAGGGTCCTCGGCGGCAGGAGCCGGGAGGGGACCGATCGAGATAAGCGGCGAGCGGCCTACCGGCTCCTGCTACGCCGGGTAGTCCGGCGGGGCGCCGGCCATCTCCAGCCGGAAGGCGATGTGGTCCTCGGGGGCGCCGAAGCCTCGGAGGACTGCTGCGGCCTCGCCCCAGGCGCCGGCCGGCAGGAGGGCGCTGTGGCCGCTCTTGATGGCCGTCATGGCGTCCCCGGCCGTTTCCACCGGGATGAGGTCGTGGAGGCGCCCAGCGGCCTCTGGAGGCCCCAGGAAGAGCCGCGTGGTCACGGCCACGGCGTCAGCTACTGCTCGATCCATCTCGTCCTCAGTTTCCGGCCCTGGAGGAGGGCGGCGGTGGCCCGGTGGTGGCCGCTGATGATCAGGTGCTCGGTCCCGCCCCGCTTCGTCACCACGAACGGGAACTGGTTCCCGACGTTGTGCTGGTCGGCGAACGTCTCACCGGTCTGCTCGAACTTGTCGCCCATGTAGTGCTCGACGCCGGCCCGGGTGACATGGGGCTGGCCGGCGCTCAGGATGCGGGGGTCGATGTCGACGAGCCGGCTGGCCGGCGCCGGCCGGTTCAGCTCGGCCGTCACGGCGTCCTGGTCGTACTTCGGCTCCGTCTTCGAGCGCCGGCCGGCCGGGAAGGGCACGCCGGCCTTGGGGATCTGGCCGGGGAACACCCGCTCGATGTCCTTCGAGCCGAAGATGGCCCGAGTGCCAGAGCGCTGGCCGGCGTCGTAGGGCGTCTCCCGGTCGGAGCCGGCGGCCCCGGCATTGAAGTGGTCGACCCGGCTCTGGCGCTCGTCCATCTCAGCCGTTCTGCTGCTTCGCCGCCCGGATGACCCGGTCCCACTCGGGCCGGTAGCGGCCGCGGCTGTCGAAGGAACCCAGCTCGGCGCCGGCCTTGTGCTGTTCGAAGACGTCCATGGCGGCCTTGCGGCTCCTCATGCTGCCCGAGCTGGTCTGCATCGAGCCGCCCTGATCGTTGGTCTGCAGCCGCTGGACGTTCCACCGAGGCGTCTTGCGCCCGCCCGTCCGAAAGATCGTCGGCGGCTCGCGCTCGATCCACGACACGGTGCGGGGGTCGGCGTAGTGCGGCTCGCCGACCATCTGGTTATCCGGGTGGACCCGAGGCTTGGCCCGACGGTCGTTGAAAATGCTGTCGTCCATGCTGGAAATTTACCCCTTGCCGTAGAGCATCTGGTTGACCCGCTGGCGGCTGATGCCGAAGCGCTCGGCCGTCTTGGCCGTCGTCCAGCCGGCGGCCACGGTGTGCCGGATCAGGTGGTTCCGCTCGCAGTTGTCGGCCAACGGGCCGTTGTAGGCGCACCGGGGCGTGCAGTAGACGCGCACGCCAGGCGGCCCCGTCCCCCAGCCCATCTGCTGGCCGCAGCCGCGGCACCGGATGGGGGACAGGGCCTCCTCTTCGAGCTGGACGGGCGTCGCAGCCATCACATCCCGGGGAACGACTGCTGGCCGGCTACCGGGCCGCTGCGGCCGTTGTGGTACTCGTTCCGCTCGGCCAGGTGCTCCAGCACGAAGGGCAGGTGTCTGACGTTGATCAGGGTCCCCTGGCCGTACTCCTGGGTCGACGGGACGTAGTCGCGGATATTGATGAACGTCAGCCCGTCGATCTTCGTTTCCTTGACGTGGAGCTGGAGATCGGGGCCTTGCTGAATTCGGCCGAGGACTTTGTCGCCTTCGGTCCAAGAGCTGGTCACGGTCATGGGGGTCATCTCCTCAATGTACAGGGGTTACGGGTAAAGGGTTGCGCTACCGCCCGACTTCTGCGGCCTTCTGCTGGGCCTCGGCCTCGGTGCGAAATCGGTGGTAGGTGAAGATCTCGCCGGTCTTGATGACCACGGTCCAGCCCTCGTACGTCCGAGGGTGGCGGTCGTCGAAGAAGGGGCCGGCGGTCACCCGAGCGAGCTTCACGGCCGCCGGCTGCGCCTCCTTCGGCGCCTTGATCACCTTGGCCTTCGGCGCCGGCTTCTTCTTGCTCTTGCCCTTCGGCTGGAAGGGCGGCGGGCTGGGCTGAATCACCACTGGCTCCTGTTCTTGATCTCCCGGGCGTAGATCTCGATGCCCTGGGCGAGCGCCTCGTCGCGCTCACGGCGCCAGAAGTCGTCCCTGACGGCCTCTGCGGCCTTCATGAGGGCGTCCATGGTTTCCTGGGTCGGGTTGGCCCGGTGGGCCAGCACGGCGGCGTCCAGCGTCTCCTGCAGGGTCATCGTTCCCACTCCAGTGTTTGGACTCGGCTCTTCAGCCGGTCGACTTCATCGATGGCCTCCCGGGCCTGTTGCTCGGCCCGGTAGACCTTGTCCTCCAGCTCCTGAACCCGGCGCTCCAGGCTCAAGAGCTGACGCTCGTTTTCCATTACCGCCCCTTCTCCCGCAGGTAGTCGATGACTGCGCCGACGACGTTGGCGTCCTCGGCGTCGAACGGGGTGCCGTCGGCCACGGCCTGGAACACGGCCCGCTTCGTCTCGATCAGCTCGTAGACGAAGGTGTCGACGGTGTCCTCGGCCAGGGCGCTGTAGGCGAAGCACTGCTTGGCCGTCTGGCCGATCCGGTTGACCCGGTCCTCGGCCTGCTGCTGGGTGCCAGGGTTCCAGGGCTGCTCCACGAACAGGACGTCGGAGGCGGCGGTGAGGGTGTGGCCCTCCTTGGCCGCCTGGATCGAGCAGACGATGACCCGGGCGCCGCCGGCCTGGAAGACCGCCTTGGCCGCCTCCGTCGCCGCCACCGACTGGCCGCCGAGGATGGCCGGGCAGCCGAAGTGATCCCGCAGGGCCACCTGCACCTCGCGGTGCCAAGCGAAGACCACGATGGCCTTGCCGGTGTTGCTGTCCAGCCAGTTCTCGATCCATTCGATCGTGGCCGGGACCTTGGCGAGGCCGGCGAGCACCCGGAGCTTGGTCAGGCGAGCGATGGCCTCGGCCTGCTGAGCCTTGTTGGCCGCCGCCTGGCCCTCGGTCTGGCGCAGGTAGCCGATGAAGTCCTTCTCGGCCTTGCGGTACTCGTCGAGGGCGCCGTTCAGGCTCAGGTAGGCGGGGATGCGGACGGTGTCGTTGGTGCCCAGGGCGTCGGCCCGCAGGCGGCGGATGAGGCAGGTACCCCGGAGCCGGGTGTTCAGCTCCTCGGTGTGGGTGGCGCCGTTGAAGGTGTAGCCGTAGCCGTTGTTCTCCGGGCCGCAGTAGCGGAAGAGGAACTTGCCCTCGGGCTTGTTGGCCGGGCCGGTGATGTCCTCCAGGCGGCCGAGGATGCGGAGCTGGGCGAGCAGCTCGGCGGGCCGGTTGAGGATCGGCGTCCCGGTCAGGCCGATGACCACCCCGTCGGCGGGGACCCGGGCGGCCAGGGCCAGGGCCGACTTGGTGCGGGCGGCGTCGGCGTTCTTGCAGTAGTGGCTCTCGTCGAGGATCAGGGCGGCGGGGGTGAGGCTGGCCTCCCAGGCGCTGAGGATGTCGTAGTTGACCACCACGACGTCGGCGGTCACCGGCTTGACCTTTCGCCCGCTGAGCACCTCGACCGTGCGGCCGGGGAGCGCCCGAGCGATCTCCCTGGCCCAGTTGCCCTTGAGGCTGGCCGGGCAGACCACCACGGCCGGGAAGGAGTTTTTCACGGCCAGGACGGTCAGGGCCTGGATCGTTTTTCCGAGGCCCATCTCGTCGCCGATGATGCAGCGCCCGGTGACGAGGGCGTAGGCCACGCCCACCTGCTGGAAGTCGTAGAGGCTGACGCCCTCGGGGAGGTAGCCGTTGAAATCGAGAGTCTGCGTCGAGGTCATGAGACGATACTGCGCCCAGGCCGGGAAGAATGCAATACCCCGCCGGTCAGCTCTTGCGAATGATTTGGGCGAGAACCGGACATAGTGGGTCAGACCTTGTCCAGCCGGTTGGCGCCGGCTTCCCAGCACGCCAGGCAGATGCGGCTCATCTTCACGCCCTCGTCCTTGAACCTCTGACGCTGGCTGATCAGGCTGGCGAGGACTGTCTCCTCCAGCTTGGCGGCAGCGGTGCGCTGGTTGACGTCGCCGTTGCGCAGGGCGCCCATGTCCGTCTTCTCGAACATCTTGTCGGTCAGCTCGGGGATGGTGAGAACCTTCTTCGGCAGCTCGGACAAGTCCGGGTTGTGGGGCAGGCCGACGTACCGGTCCCACCGGTCGGCGTCGTGGCCCTTGCAGAAGAGACAGGCCAGCGGGGACAGCCGGCGGGCGTGGCCGTCGTCGAGGAAGGCGGCAGTCACTTCGTCACCCCGCACGCCATCAGGAAAACGTCCTTCTTGAAGGCCGGGTAGTTGGCCTCCAGCTCGGCGGCCATTTCGTGGATCAGGAACACGGCGGTGTGTACGAGCGCGTCCTCGCCCGAGCCGTCCGAGCAAAGGCCCTGGCGCAGGACGCCGGCCACCAGCTCGAAGTCTTTCTTGGACATCGCCATCAAAGGGCCTCGCCGTAGTAGGTGCCGACCAGGCAGTACCGCCAATTGATGGCACCACCGATGTCCGGCATCCGGCTGGGCGGGTTCCCCTGGATCTGGGCCTCCGGGCCGCCGAAGCTCACGAACTGGCGGTGGCCGGCGTCCGGGTGGCCCAGCTCCATGTTCTCGTAGACGGCCACGCCGTCGCCCCGGGCCAGCCAGCGGTTGATGACGTGCGTGGCGTCCCCGAGTGGCTCCAGGGCCTTCTGGAGGCTCTCTCGCAGCTCCTGGGCGGTCACTGGACCCGCCCGCGCAGAACGAGGTTGGAGAAGGCCAGGACGGCGATGCAGATCCATTGCAGGGTGTCAGTCACAGCGCTCCGTTCCGGCGCATCTCCATCTCGGCGTCGAGCCGAGCGCGGTTCCATCGGTGCCAGTCGTCGGGCAGCGGTAGGTCGTTGTCTTCGAAGTCGGCAAAGAACCGGTTGCACGCCTGCATGACGGCGCCGGGGCCGACCTTCTTGGCCCGGGTCAGCGCCGACTTGTGCTTGGTGAAGAGCTTCTGGGCCAGGGCGTAGTCGACGCTCATGCCGCCGCCCCCACGATCTGCCACGCCTCGATGATCACGCCGACGGATTCGTCGCCGTCACCGTTGATCAGCGCCTCGATGATGTCGCCGGCCATGCGGTGGTCGACGGCGAACACCACGGCAGTGTCGTCATCTGTCAGGCCGCGGAAGAGGACGACACTGCCCTCGTCGCGGACGATCTCGGTCACGGTCACTTCCACTGTCAGCTCCTCTGGGTGTCGCCGTCGTAGGGACGGAGATCTCGGGTCACGAATTCCTGCGGCTGCTCGCCCCGGGAGAGGGCCAGCAGCATGTTGCGGGCACAGAGGTCGCGCTCGCTGGTGAACACGACGCGGCTGCCGTCGTCGCGGGTGGCAATGAAGGTCAGCTCGTCGCCGTCCTTCTCCAGGCAGTCGGTCACGGTCACCAGCTCGAACCTGGCGTCGAAGTTGCTCATCGGACCAGCTCCTCAGCTTCTACGGCCAGGTCCCACAGGCGTTGCCCGCACTCGACCCGCCCGTACTCGGGGCAGTTCGCCAACATGGCGGCAGCGGCGGCCAACTTGCCCACGGCCTCCTCGGCCAGCCGCTGCACCTCTTCCGCCGACGGCCTCATCAGGCCACCGCAGCGGCCACCAGGGCCAGGAACTCGGGGGAGACGTCCTGGGGGCGGCTCAGCCGGCTGGCACCGACCAGGGTGGCCTTCCGGTCCAGCTTGACGCTGGCGGCCTTCACAGCGCCTCCCAGGGCGCTGTCGACCTCGGTGGCGACCACCAGGCCGACCTGGCGGGCGGCGGCCACCACGGCCGGGGCCTTCGGGTCGCTGGCCTTGACCCGCCAGGTCTTGTCGGCCCCGTTCCAGCGAGCACCGGCCGCCTTGATGGCGTCCTTCTGGCCCGGGTTGTAGGGGAAGTCGAACACGATCTGGTCGGAGATCATGTAGCCGTGGACCGCCGGCTTGGCCGGGGCCACCGGGGCAGCGGCGGGAGCGGTGAAGAACTGCTCGGCGCAGGAGAGCACCCGGAACCACTTGGCGGCGATGGCGGCCACCTCGGGGGTCACTGGACCCTGGGGAATCCACCAGACCTTGTCCTGGCCGTTCCAGCGTGCCCCGGCCGCCTTGACGGCGTCCTTGATCTCGGCGTCGAAGGGGAACTTGAACCAGATGGCCCGGAGGCCCTCGGGGCTGAGCGTGATGACCCGCTGGTCGGCGGCCTCGGCCCGGCGCTCGAACTGGCGGGCCTGGTCGCGGGCGTCGTGGTTGGTCAGCGCCGACTTGCGCTTGGCGCCCTGGAGGTCGTTGGCCTCGCGGACCACGTCCAGGGTGGAGATGTCGAGGCCGGTGTAGGCCAGGATCTGCGCCTTGTAGGTCAGGGCGATCCGGGCCGCCTCCACCTTGACGTCGTCGGTCCACATGTCGTAGTCGACGGAGGCGATGCGCTTGCCGAACTTGGTGTCCTGGCCGTTGAAGCCGACACCGTCCTGCTCGCGGGCGCCGTCGCAGTTGGCGGCGACGGCCCAGATGCCGGCGTAGACGAGGCGGTACTGGTCGTCGGGGGAGAGGGCGGCGGTGTCGGTCGCAGATGTCATGGTCCCAAGATAAGGCTTCCCACTCGAGATTGCAATACCCTACCGGTCAGGTATTGACATTACCGGAGCCGCTCGGTTATCTTGGTCGGCGTGGGGGGCACCCTGCCTTCCCTCCGGTTCACGATGGCCGGGGCGTAGAGCACCGAGATTTGAGACGGTCACAGGACGGCGTGACCACACCCTCCAGCCCAGTCGGTTGGTCCCGACGTCTGAGGGTGGCCGCTCCGACAGGCTGCTCGGTGTTCTACCCCCCGACCACCACCGAAAGGACTAGTCAGTGACCCCGAAGCGGGATTGGTTCGAAGTAGATGCCGAGGGCTTCGCCGCCCTCATCGAGGAGCCGGCGCGACTGGCCCTGGAGCTGTGGCAGAACGCCGTCGACGAGCGGGTGACCCAGGTGCTCATCACCCTGGTCCCGCTCCGGGCC